CGTCGGCGGCGCAGTTGAGGCGGTCGGAGAAGCCTCGCTCGCGGTGGACGGCGCAGCCGGCGCCCCAGAAGTCGGCTCGGGCCCCGAACCGGACGTGGAGGGCGAGCCGGAGGCTTTTCCCTCGGCGCTCCGCAGTGTCGCGTACAGCTCGAGATGATTGACGACGAACATCAGCATCTCGGTGTCCGCGATCTCGAGCAGGCCAGCGCTGGTCGTCACGTCCTCGTCGTCGACCCGCACGTAGACCTTGACGTTGCGGATCGCCGTCGTGAACAGGCCTCGGATCAGCTCGTCCGGGAGCGCCTGAAGGTAGGCCGCGCGACCTACCTGGTTCCGCGCGATCTGGACTCGCAGCTCGGCGAGGCGCTCTTCCAGCTTCTCGCCGGACAGGTCGTCCGGGATCGGCTGGATGTCTCCGTCCGGGAAGATCGCCGTGAACGCCTGACGCGCGGTAGTGAGCGCGCGCAGGAACGGAGCGGCCTCGAGCGCGTTCATGCGCCTCAGGTCCATCGTCGCGACGACTTGGTCGCTGAGCCGGTACTCGACCGGGTTCCACCGCTTGATCGAAAGAATCTGTCCCATCGACACCTCCTTATGGCACCTTGGCCATGTTTCGAACCGTCAAGACGACTTCCTCGCGGCCCTGCTTGCCGCCCGTGTAGGTCCACTCGATCAGCGCTACGTGGTCCTCGTACGACAGGGCCGCGTCCGCAATCGCGTTGTCGGCCGGCACGAGCTCCAGCGCGAACTCGCCAGCCGCGCCCCACGTCCCGCCGTTCGCGTTCAAGATGTTCACGTCGTCGCGGCTGTTGATGATGGCCAGCGACCCGAGCACGTAGAGGGTGAACGTGCAGGCCGTGACCGAGGCGGCCGGGAGCACGGCGCCAGCCTCGTCCTTCATCGTGGCCGTGATGCGCTGCGTGGTGCGCTCGTCGATGTGCGTGCTGATCAGCGTGCGGGCCATCTCAGGCGTCCAATCTGACGTTGGTCGCGCGCGGCGTAGCGACCGCCACGCCATCGGCCTTCGCGGCCATCACGGCAAGTCCCGAGGCGCGCGGCGCGGAGAAGGCGAGTCCTTCGGCCATCGAACGCGTCACGACCATGCCGCTCGCGCGGGGCGTCGAGAGCGCAAGGCCGTACGGCCTGACGACGCCTCCGGTCCACGACGCGCTCCCCCGCGTGACGTACCGCGGCCGGCGCGTCCACCAGGGCCCCGGCAGGCCCACGGGCTGCCAGGGTGACGCTGGAAAGTTGGACATCGTCGCATGATTCCCGTTGCCCGAGCGGTCGTAGACGGTCGAGCCCTGACCTTCGAGGAACTCGGCCAGGAAGGCGGGCTTGCCCATCGCGCGCGGCCCCAGGTGGGCGAGGGCACGGAGCTGGTCGTAGCCGTCGCCCGCGCTGCCGAAGTAGCGGTCCCAGATGGCAACCCAGACGATCTCGCCCGTATAGAACGATGAGAACGTCAGGTCACCGCCGGCCGCCGACTGGCAACCGATCTTGAGCTTCGGGCTCGCGACCGCTCCGGGCGCCTGCGACGTGGCGACGAATTGAAGCTGCTCGGCGCGGGTCTGGTAGTTGTAGACGTAGAACCGCTTGTTCGTGTTGTCCAGCACGGCGATCGCGCAGAACGCAGCTTGATCGAGAGGCAACAGGACGGTAGAGGTGACACCAGACCCGGCACCAAGACGCAGGGCGGCCGTGGCACCAGCCAGTTGCATCCTGTTCCCCTGTCCAGCGCCGCCGAAGCCGGTTGCGAGGACGCCGGTGTTCCCGGCCGGGTTGGCGCCACGCTTCAGGACGGCAGCCAGCGTCATCGGCCAGATGGTCGGAATCCCCGTGATCGACTCCGTCATCGCCCGGTCGTCGATCCCGTCGAACAGGAGCGCCACGTCAGCGCCTCCGCAACGGTCCAGAGCGCAGCCGCGTGTCCTCGCGCGTGTAGTCGGCCCGCGTCGGCTCCCCGCCAGGGCCCAAGGACGCGATCTCGAAGCGGTCCACGTCCGCCTCCAGGATCTCGGGGAGCTGCGCCTCGACGAGCGCCTGCGACTCTGGCAGCGTGCGGCCTACCACCTCGACGGTCTGAGACACGCGCGACGCGTCGGTGAGCCGCGCGTGGACGAGGAGGACCTGGCTCAAGCCGTGTAGTCCAGCGAGATCCCCACCACAGCCGCGTCTACCGTCACGGTATCGGCCGCGGCGTCGGCATCCCGCCCGACCATCAGCGAGACCCAATCCCCAGCGACGGCACCGTTGAGCGCCGTCGCCCCGAGGGCCAAGCTCGACTCCATCAGCGCGTTCGCCGTCGCACTATCGAGCGTCGTAACCGTGTCCGGCACCGGGTAGCTCTTCGAGTCCGGGACTTCGGCGGCTCCAGGAGTCACGGCGGCGAGGCACGCCTTCCAGACCACGCCATTCGTGGGGACGGTCGCGTTCGCCTTCCACTGGATCTTGACCGTTCCGCCGCTCACGTAGTCGGCGGGCATCCGGACGCCGAAGAGCACGTGCTCGTCGGTAGTCGGGTCGAAGAGCAGCTCGTCGAAGTGGAGCTTTGGCCCGCCCGTCGGGGCCGCACCGCTCGACCGGACGATCTGCGCGACCCCGAACGCGTTGCCAGCGCTCCCGTCGGGGAGCGTCACCGCGCCGGGCCAGAGCAGGATGTGGTTGGTCGGCACCGATCAGAGGAACCCCAGGAAGACCTCGTCGTCGCCCGTGGTGCCGATCGCGCGACCGGAGAGGTTCAAGCCGAACTCGCCACCGATTTCGCTGCGGTTCTCCTGCGCGACAAACTTCGGCGTACACCAGGCCACGATGGTGCCGGGGACCTGGCTGAGCTGGACGAGCACATCGAGCGGCGTCGTCTCGGAGGCCTTCGCCGACTGGTAGATCGCCGCCGTGTCGGGCGTGCCTGTCCCGTACAGCATCTCGAGCGACTGCTCGACGCTGTAGCGCGAGTTGTTGCCGGTGCGCTTCGGACCGTTCGGCTGGAGACTCGACGACTCGTTCTCGCGCAGCTCGAATCCGTTGTTGCTCTTGAGCGACGCGGACAAGATCGCGAGCTTCGTGGTGCCGATCCAGACGGACCCGTTCGCCGGGACGAGCGGGACGCCAGCGGTCGTCGGTGTGGGCCGGGCGATCGCGTGAGTGACTTCGGCCATGCCGCGTCCGCTGAAGCTCACCTTGCCCGTGGGCGTCTGCTCGGCGAAGCCGCAGTTGATCTCGAAGTTGGGCAGGATCACGCCCGGGACCGCGTGCCGCGCGCCCGTGGCGGCGATCCACTGGTGCAGGTAGAGCGAGAGCGACGCGGTGTTGAGGAACTTGTACGTCTTCCCCACCTTGACCGTGCGTCCTGTCGCCGGAGCCGCCGAGAACGCGCGGTCAACCGTGACGGTGTCCGTCGCGATCGAGATGACTCGCCGCGCTTCGTATCCGAACGTCGCGTCGACGTCGACCGCGATCAGTTGCCCCGCGGCGATGCCGGACGCGGCGCCGCCGCCGGGGGTCAGGACGAGCGACGTGCCAGCACTGCCAGCCGCCGTAGTCGTGTGCGCCGTACCGATGAGCGATGTCCCGAAGTGGTGCTGGAGCATCAGGTCGATGTCCGGCGCCGTCGGCGTCGTCGCGTTCCCGCTCGGGATCAGGTCGCAGTCGATCTTCAGGTCGGACGACTGGCGGCCCTGGTGCGCGCTCAGGATCGACGCCTGTTGGTAGTCGCCGTCCATGTCGCGGAACTTCCGCTCGCGCTTCGGCGTGATGTGGAGCCGCGACGTCTGCTTGAACATGTCCGTGCCGGCCGGAGAGCCGGGAGAGGTCCCGTACGTCGACTCGGCCATCACGGCCAGCTCGACCTCGCGGGTCAGTAGATAGGTCATCGGCATCGGTCTTTTACTCCTTGTCCTTCACGGCGTTCTTGGGCAGCGCGGCGCTGGGCCGGCGCTCGGGCACGGCGCGCTCGACGCGCAGGTCAGTTCGCTTCTCGTGCGTCCGCACGCGCTTCCCTTCGACCTCGCGCGGCATGCCGGCGATCTCGTCCTCGAGCTGGTCAGCGACCGCCTCCGGGACCTCGATGCCGTTCTCGTAGGCGGCAAGTCCGAAGTTGCCGACCCTGATCTCGGCGCCCGGCGTGATGGTGAACACTTTCGGCATGACTCCTCCTTACGCGCCCAGGTCCTCGAACACGGGCAGCGCGAGCTTCGCGAAGTGGCACAGCACGGAGCCGTTGCCGGACGGCATCAGGACGCACCCCTCGCCGCCTCCGCCTCGCACCCATTGCGGCGGGCCCGAGTCGACGACCGTGTTGTTGAGCTTCTTGTCGGCTCGGAATGCGTCGATCACGTCCTCGACGATGTCCGACCACGTCTCTTCGCTCGCGACCGCGTCGTCGACGGCGTAGTAGCCGTACAGCGCGAAGTTGTAGAGGCCGAACTCGCGCATCGGATCGCGCCCCTGCTGGCGGCTGCTGCGCGTCGTCGTGAACGCGCGCTCGTCGAGCGACACCATCCACGCGTGGAGCTTGCTCGTGGTGGCGTGCTTCAGCTTGCTCGCGATCTCCTGCTCGGACTTCACTGAGCGGAAGTAGCGATGGACTTGCGCCTGTGTACTGAGCGCCGCGCCAAGGACGACGGCGTCGCTCAGTGTGGTGTGGATCCGCGAGCGAACGCTGGCGAGACTCATCGCGACAGCTTGCTCTTGATGGTGCTGAGCGCCAGGCGGAAACGGGCACGGACCGCCTCGCGCTTCGCTGCGACGGCGGAGCGGAACATGCGCGCGCCCTTCGTGCCGCGCAGGAAAATCTTGCGGGCGACGAGGAACGCGACGCTGTGCGCCTCCTCGTCAGGCACGCCCAGCTTGCGCCGCACCCACAGCTCGATCGGCCCGAGAGGCGGGAACGTTCCTGGCCGGCGCCCATACTCCACCGGGGCCG